TACTAAGCAATTTTTGTGAAGAAATTGTGGCCAAGACAAAAACCTTGGGTATAGTAAAAATGAATAAGATGATTTGAACTTTAAGAGTTTAAAGAAATGGGCAATGAGCATCCAAGCTTCTTTATTAATAATATTTTTGAACAATATAAAATAGTCTTCATATAATAGTTTAAATGAACAACGAACCAGAACTAAAAATGTGTGAGAAATGCACACAAATCAAACCAATTGATAAATACAGAAAACGAAGTGAAAATAAATATTCAAAAACGTGTAAAAAATGTTTGAATGAAATGGATAAAATAAGAAAGAAAAATCTTAGACAAAAAAAAGCGCAGACTTTTTTGGCAAAATGTGAAAAATGTAATGAAGAAAAAGTTTTAAAAGATTTTGCAAAACTGAAAAAGTTTTATAAGAAAAAGATTTGTAATTCTTGTTATCCAGATTTTTTGAGAGATCAGAAAACAGAGTGGTGTAAAAATGAAAGAAATACAAATATGAATTACAGATTGAAAAAATCACTAGCTGCACGTTTAAGAAATGTTCTTTTCAAAACAGATACAACAATGAATTACATTGGTTGTAATATTCAGTATTTGAGAGAATGGTTTGAGTTTAATTTCACTTCAGAAATGAATTGGGATAATTATGGTTCTTATTGGTCAATTGATCATATTATACCTGTATGTAAATTTGATTTAACAATAGAAGATGAAAAGTTGAAATGTTGGAACTGGACGAATTTAATGCCAGTTCAACTTTTAAAAAAAGTTGATAAAAATGTTAATCAAAATTTGGCTCCACCTTTTGAAAAGGTGGATTTTATTTTGGAAAAAATACAAAAATTTAAAGAAGAAGGTTCAACGACTAAATGGTTTTCGGAAGAACTTGTATTAAATAAAGAATTAGCAGAAACAAAAGCAAATATGAGTTCTTCATAAGATATAGTCTAATCCTTATTGAAAAATAAGGTAGAGGATATGTACAGGTAACCCTCAGATTACTTTCTGGAAAGTAACATACCGTCGCTATACTAACTTTGCGATTGAATCCATTGAGCAAACATTCAATGGACAGGCTGACTTCGGTCGCCGTGTGCAGTGCATCATCAGCCGCAATGGTGATCTTGCCTACCGCACATACCTTCAGGTCACTCTTCCTGAGATCAACCAACTTATGGGTAACTCCACAACTCTTACCACTGGTCAGGGTTCTGTCTATGCCCGTTGGTTAGATTTCCCTGGTGAGCAACTCATTGCCCAGGTTGAGGTTGAGATCGGTGGTCAACGAATTGACCGCCAATATGGTGACTGGATGCACATCTGGAACCAGCTCACAATGACTGCCGAGCAACAACGCGGTTACTTCAAGATGATTGGTAACACCACTCAGCTCACCTTCATCACCGATCCTTCTTTCGCTGATGTTGATGGACCTTGTGACTCCCTTGCCCCTCGTCAAGTGTGTGCCCCCCGTAACGCTCTTCCTGAGACCACCCTTTACGTGCCTTTCCAATTCTGGTTTTGCACAAACCCTGGTCTCGCTCTTCCTCTTATTGCCTTGAATACTGTAGGGCAGAAAAGTATCCATCCTAAAAAATCTGAGAACTTTTTTAGGGAAAATATGTTAGGGGCTCAGAATGACTTATGTCATCCCCAGATGCTAGTGATTAACAGGACATTTAAAGCATTGCAATCAGTGTTTTAAATGTCCTAGTTAATTGCAACATTTTCAAATTGTTCGGGAAACTCTTAAAGCTGTTAAAATTCCACCTTTTATAAAAGGTGGAGCCAAAACTTTTAAATAGGTTTTGCTCCACTTTTTTAAAAGTGGAAGGGTACCAAGTCTTGAATGAAAGTTTAAGATGGCTGAGAGATAAAAAACTCAGGTATGGTAAAAATCCCACAGATGAAGGTGCAAAAGCACCCGAAATAGACAATCCGCAGCCAAGTTCCTAAATGCGTTATGCAAGCATATGGAAAAGGTCCAACGACTAAACGGAAATGGGTTTGAGAGAATTAGCAGTTCTCAATGATAACTTAAGATATAGTCTACTCCCTCTTGTTATATAAAAATACACCGAAAGGTGGGGTAAAATCGTGATGTACAGTATCACGAAGTTAAAATCAACCTTGACATCCGCCCTATTGATGAGTGCCTCTGGGCCGTTACATCCCTCAACTGCAACACTAACCCTTACAGTGGTGCTTCTGGTCAACTTAACGTTGCCACCCCTGTCACTGCTGTGATTGCCTACAACCAGTCTCTTGTTGCCGCTTCTCTCTATGTTGACTACGTCTTCCTTGATACTGACGAGCGCCGCAGATTCGCCCAGAACCCTCACGAGTACCTCATCAGCCAACTCCAATTCACTGGTGACGAGTCCGTCGGTTCTTCCAGCAACAAGATCAAGCTCAACTTCAACCACCCTGTGAAGGAGCTTATCTGGGTTGTCCAACCTGACCAGAACGTTGATTACTGTTCTTCTCTCCTTTGCGACACCACCCTCTTCAAGGTCCTTGGTGCCCAGCCTTTCAACTACACTGATGCCATTGATGCCCTTCCTAACGCTATCCACGCTTTCGGAGGACCTGCTGAGACTGCTGGCGCCAATGCCTTCATTGATGCCCGTGGCCTCTTTGAGGATGCTGGTGCCCTTGATGCTGAAATCCCTGCTGGCTTCACTGGATACTGGCACGGTGCTACCAATCCTTACAATGAGCCTAACTTCAGCGGACACAACGTCCCTATTAACTCCGCTGCTGCCGCTTCTGCTGCTGCCCTTCTTGGCATCTCAGGTGTGCAAAACAACGGCGTTCCTAACGGATCCACTGTCTCTGATGCCGGTACATTCGTCCTCACTGAGACCTCTTTGGATATGCACTGTTGGGGTCAGAACCCTGTTGTCGTCGCTAAGCTCCAGCTTAACGGCCAAGACCGCTTCTCTGAGCGTGAAGGTTCTTACTTCTCTTGGGTCCAACCTTACCAAGCCCACACACGCAACCCTGATGAAGGTATTAACGTGTACAGCTTTGCCTTGAGGCCTGAAGAGCATCAACCATCAGGAACTTGCAACTTCTCCAGAATTGATAACGCCACCCTTCAGCTTGTCCTCTCCAACGCTACCGTTGAGGGAACCAAGACTGCCAAGGTCCGCGTTTATGCTACCAACTACAACGTGCTCCGTATTATGAGTGGAATTAAAGAGTTTACGCTACAATATACAATGATAATAAAAGTATTAACCTCCTGTTCCAAACAGTTGGCTGCCATATTAGATATTTGCTTCCTAATGTGGATAAACAGTGTAAAGCAAATATGTATTCAAAACTATCAGAATACATTATATAACCAGCTAGTCTCTTTCTGACTATTTGATCAGATTGAGGCAACATTTCTAAATTGCAGGAACATCCTGAGAGCCTTTTCTACTACTTTGTTGTTTGAAAATACAACAAATACCCGGGGTAATGACCTAGGGCATAGTGACAACGAAAAGGATTGGACAATCTGCAGCCAAGCTTCTAAGTGCGATAATGCAAGCATACGAAGAAGGTTCAGAGACTATAATGGAATGGGTCTGAGAAAGCTAGCAACTTTCAATGAAGACTTAAGGAATAGTCCAAGCTCAAATAAAAATATTTGAGTATGAATAAGTGCACCTGGGGAGGGTTAGCTTATTCAAATTAGAGACCATATATCGTCTCATTTTATATTATATTTTATAAAATTTAATACCATAATTTTTTATAGTATTAAACCAACTTTTTGACCACCTTTCTGGGTGAGCAAATATTAAATTGTAAAAAATAAATTGAAATAAAAACTATATAAACACATACGCGTATATTATACTATATACCACAAATGGACATCACACAAGACAATCAAATACATTTATATAGATTTAAATATAACCCTCCGCATCCATCTTATATTGCTGGATTTATAGATGGTGATGGATGTTTATTTATTAGAAAAATAAAAGATTGGTATCAATCTGGAATACAAATTACACAATCTAGAAGTAATATTCTGCAAATAATGAAATATCATTTTGGAGGATCTATTACATCTTCAACAAATAGAAATAAACCAATTGAACCCAAAAATGAGGATGATAAAAATAATAAAAGAAATCAATATAGTTTTATAGTAAGAAGCAATGAATATGGTTTATTATTAAATTATATTCAAAATTGTATTATAATAAAACATAAACAGTTTGATGCATTGTATGAATTTTCTAAGTTAACAAATCAACAAGGATTACCAGATAAAAAAGAAGAACTATATAAAATATGATTACAAAAAAAAAAAATAGAAACTAATAAATTTGAAAGATTAAATATTGAATATATTCAAGGA